ATACCACAAGGTCGTACAGATTTAATTCCACAAGATTACGAAATCATAGATAAACGAGTTTTAGTTCCTGCTCCGTTTCCTGTCCCTAAATTTGAACTCTATGAAGATCAACAAACAATCTATAATGAAGTAGAAGGCACTTGCTTTATAAATGCTTTGCCAGGTTGGGGAAAGACTTTTACTGCACTACACCTTGCCCGAAAGTTTGGGCAAAAAACATTAGTTATAACGCATACAGCAGCTCTACGAGATCAATGGATTGAAGAAATTGAAACTCTATTTGGCTGTAGTTGTGGAATTATAGGTGGTGGTGACTTAGATTACGAAGATCACTTTATTACAGTTGCAAATATACAAACTTTAGTTAAGCATACGACTGAACTATCTAAAGAGTTCGGAACAGTAATATTAGACGAAGCACATCATTGTCCTGCAACAACATTTGCAGCAACAGTAGATAGTTTTCATGCTAAATACAGAATAGCTCTTAGTGGTACTATGCTTCGCAAAGATGGTAAGCATATTTTATTCAAAGATTACTTTGGTACTACAGTATTAAAACCACCTGTTTCTAATACTATACCGCCTACCATTCATATGGTAAAAAGTGGCATTACACTTAAACCTAATGCAACTTGGGTAGACAAGATCACCGATCTTACCCAAGACGATAAATACAGACAATTTATTGCAGATATAGCTAAAATGCACGTATCCGAAGGACATAGCGTTTTAGTTATTGCTGATCGAGTAGAATTCTTAGAAAAGGTAAAAGAATATGTTGGTGACACGTGTTTGTTGGTTACTGGGGGAACCAGTTTTGAAGATAGACAGCAAGCCAAGGCTCAAATCCTTGCCAAAGAAAAGATGTGCATTGCTGGAAGTAGGCAAATCTTTTCCGAGGGTATTTCCATCAACATCCTAAGTTGCGTAATTTTAGCAGTTCCTATGTCAAACGATAGTTTACTAGAACAAATTGCTGGTAGGATTATGCGAATGCATGACGGCAAACTAGACCCAATTATAGTAGACATTCAATTTGCTGGATACGCTGATAAAAAGCAAAACACAGATAGGTTAGGGCTTTATCTCCGCAAAGGCTGGAAAGTGTTAGCGTAGATAAAATTTCACTTGTCAAATGATATCTAAAATGGTATAATATTTATTAAGTTTCAGTATATGACCCTTTTCTTCAACCTTGGATTGCTTGAGTCCGAAACACAATGTGACTCTACAAAATTAGTTGAAACTTTAAGATTGCATTTTATTAGAAAATCTATTCCTAAAAACAAATACAGTAAAATCAAGCCGATTTTTAACTTAAAAGGTAATAGCTTTCTAATAAACCCTGCACGTTTATTTACTGATACCAGCACAGATATTGTACATAAAGCACAATACATAAGATTAGCGGGGCGTAGAACTTACGCCATATATAAACATTACGGTTACACATATCTAGACCTATCTTACTATTCAGATATTGACTTAAACGCAATAAAATCAAACCCGCTACTAAAAATAACAGAAAACAAAATTCACTTCAAATACGAGGAAAAATAAAAAATGGCACTTAGTTTTAAAAATACCAAAGGTAAAGCACAATCAAACAAAGTCGAATCTTACGAATACAAAGATGGCGAAAATACAGTCCGCTTAATTGGCGGAGTTCTTCCACGATACATTTATTGGCTGAAAGGCACTAATAACAAAGATATTCCAGTTGAATGTTTGGCGTTTAGTCGTGAAAAGGAGAAGTTTGATAACATTGAAAAAGATCATGTTACTGAATACTTTCCAGAGTCAAAATGCTCTTGGAGCTATTCTGTAAATTGTATTGACCCTAAGTCGCAAAAAGTTGTTGCTCTTAACTTGAAAAAGAAGTTGTTTGAGCAAATCGTTACAGCGGCCGAAGATTTGGGAGACCCTACTGACTATGATACAGGTTGGGATGTTGTATTCAAGCGTGTAAAGACAGGCCCCCTGCCTTTTAATGTTGAGTATACATTACAAGTTTTGCGTTGCAAAGCCCGCCCACTAACTGATGAAGAGCGTGTTCTGGCTGATGCTGCTAAAAATATTGATGAGAAATTTCCTCGTCCTACCGAAGCAGACGTAAAAGCCTTGTTGGAGAAAATTACTTCCAACCAAGAAGAAGACGGCGAAGCCCCTTCTTCTGAGCAAGAAGCAGTCAAAGAACTTGGTTAAAAAAACTTAAGCCCGCTAAACGAAATGCTTAGCGGGCTTTTCTGTCTCATAAGGCAATATGAAAATATTATTTACAGCTGACGTCCATATTAAATTGGGTCAGAAAAACGTACCCATTGAATGGGCTAAAAATAGATTTAATATGCTCTGGCGACAGCTCCAAGACTTACAAACAGAATGTGATATGTTTGTTATTGGTGGAGATGTATTTGATAAGCTTCCTAACATGGAAGAACTAGAGACATATTTTGATTTGGTTAATGCTTGCAAGATTCCTACAATTATTTATGCTGGAAATCATGAAGCAGTTAAAAAGGATACAACTTTCCTTACTAACCTAAAACAAGTTACCAATCGCTTAAACCCACAAGTAGAAATTATTGATGACTACTGCAAAGTGGAAAATATGGATTTTATTCCGTATAATAAGTTAAAAGAATTTGAAAAGAATCCTTTTGTGATTCGCGGAAATATTTGTTTTACACACGTTCGCGGAGAAATCCCACCACACGTAAAACCTGAAATGGATTTAGAACTATTTGCCAGCTATGATGTTGTTTTAGCAGGCGATTTACACAGCTATGAAAACTGTCAAAAAAATATTATCTATCCTGGCAGTCCCGTTACTACTAGCTTTCATCGTCATAATGTGGATACTGGTGTGGTTATACTGGATACCAATAGCCTAGAACACGAGTGGCGTAAATTACAATTACCGCAACTTATTCGTCGTACAGTAGCCGTACATGACCCTAAACCCCAAACTGATTACGACCACACAATTTATCAAGTTGAAGGCGACATGCAAGAACTTGGTGAATTAGAAGACTCAGATCTAATTGATCGCAAAGTTATAAAGCGCGATACAGACAGCGCTCTAATCTTAGACAAAGAAATGTCTATGAGTGAAGAAATCCGTGAGTATCTTGCATACATACTAGAGTTGCCAGAAGATACTATTGAAAACGTACTAAAAGAGTTTCAAAATCATGCAGACAAAATTGAATCCGAATAAAGCCGAAGTTTGGTCACAAACTAACTGCCCTGCTTGCGAAGAAGCTAAACGCATATTAATTTCATGGGGTATTGAATATACGGAATGTATGATTGGTGTTGGCACGTATACTAAAAAAGATTTAATTGAAAAAGTACCTAATGCTCGTAGTGTTCCACAAATATTTATTGGTGGTGAATATATAGGCGGGTTACCAGAACTAAAAAAGAGATTTGCCGTAAATGATAACTATAAAACAACTACGATGGGCTAACGCCTTTAGCTACGGAAAAGATAATAAAATTGATTTTGTTGCTGCTCCACTAACACAATTAGTAGGGCGTAACGGGCACGGTAAAAGTTCTATTGCCCTTATTTTAGAAGAAGTATTATTTAATAAAAATTCAAAAGGTATTAAAAAAGCAGATATTCTTAACCGACACATTAAAGATAAAACATATACGATTGAGCTAGACTTTAATCGTGATGATGTAGATTATACAATTAAATCTAGTCGTGGTACTGCACAAACAGTAAAGTTGTTTAAAGAAGATGTAGACATAAGTGCTCATACTGCAACAGCTACATATAAAATGATTGAAGATATATTAGGCTTTGATCACAAAAGTTTTGCACAAATTGTTTATCAATCAAATGCTAGCAGTCTTGAATTTCTAACAGCTCCTGATACTGCTCGTAAAAAGTTTCTTATTGAAATCTTAAATTTAGGTAAGTATACTCGTGCTGCTGAAGTTTTTAAAGAAGTCTCGACTCAACTTACTAAAGATATTGCTGGAGTACAATCTCAAGTTAATACTGTTTCAAGTTGGTTAAATAAGTATGAAAAGACTGATTTAACGCTAAAAGAAACTGTTGAAACTCCTGAATTAAATCATGTTATAATAACAGAAGCATCTGTTCTAGAATTTAGCATTGGTAGTATTGAGTCTACTAATAAAAAGATTAGTCAGAACAATACATATAAACAGTTACAATCAAAAATTAAACTACTTCCAATTCCTGAAAAACCTGAAACTGATGTTGAAGGTATCAAGGTTAATGAAAGACAGTTGAACACTCAGGTAATCGAGTTACAGAAAACTGTAAAAGATACCAAAGCTTTTGTTCAAAAGATGACTAAACTAGAGGGTGTTTGCCCTACTTGTTTACAGCCAATTGATACGCATAAAATTTCAGAGCTAGTAAACGAACAACATGATATCAAAGAGTCTAGTGAAGCTAAACTTAATAGGTTGTTTATTGAGCTAGAAGAATTAAATAAAGAATCTTCTAAATACTATGAAGGTTTAGTAGCTTGGCAAAATGCTCAAAAATCACAAGAAGATTGGGAAAAGTATCATACTCTTATTGATACAGAATTACCAGAAACACTACTAGATAAACAAACACTGCAACAGCAATTTACAGAATTACAGAGTAGTATTACTCAAACAAAACGTAAAATTGTTGAAGCAGAACAACACAACAAAGAAGTAACTGCACATAATACTAAAGTAGATTTAGTATCTAAACAATTGGTTGAAATGAACCAAGAGTTAGAAACTTATAGTGGTAAGTTACATGAATTAAGTGAAAGAATGAGTATTTTAAATGTTTTAACAAAAACATTTAGTACAACAGGTTTAGTAGCTTACAAAATTGAGAGCCTAGTAAAAGACTTAGAAGAGATTACAAATAAATATTTGGTTGATCTAAGTGATGGAAGATTTCAAATTGGTTTCAAGATTAGTGCTAGTGACAAATTAAATGTTGTTATTACTGATAATGGGCGAGATATTGAAATACTTGCTCTTAGTGGTGGTGAAAAAGCAAGAGTTAATGTGGCTACATTGTTAGCCATTAGAAAGCTAATGCAAACATTGTCCAGTTCTAGAATCAATCTACTAATACTGGATGAAACTGTAGAAACACTTGATACTGATGGTAAAGAAAAGTTAGTAGAAGTATTACTACAAGAAGAACATTTAAATACTTTTTTGGTAAGTCATGGCTTCAGCCACCCATTACTAGAAAAGATTAATGTTGTTAAACGTAACAATATATCCCAGATAGAGGTATGATATGATTTTAGAAGAAATTGAAGGTAGTGTACGTATTATGTACGCTGGAAAAACATTGTCCGTGGGCGATTCTGCAGATGATTATAGCAAAGGCGTATTTGTAGTTGGATTGGGTAAAGCTATTTTTAGAATTGATCCTAGCGCTACATTTGAAATTAAAGGTGTTGCAGGCGAAAGTTATTCAGAAGCTGCGTCTATTCCAGCCCCTGCCCCTACACCAGCTCCAGCTCCAGCTCCAGCTCCAGCTCCAGCTCCAGCTCCTACACCCGCCCCTACACCAGCTCCAGTCCCTACACCAGCTCTTGTACCTCAAGCCCCGACGACTGAATAATGGTCGTAGACGCTAGGGCCAAAGGTGCTAGAACAGAGACCACAGTACGTGATCTACTCAAAAAGCACACCGGTTTAGCATGGGAAAGAGTACCTGGATCAGGTGCTCTTGACCCTAAACATCAGCTTAAGGGCGATTTATACGTTCCTGGGCGAACCAACCTTTGGTGTGTAGAAGTTAAAGGCTATGCGGAAGATCACCTTACTTCACACTTACTAACATCCAAGACTCCGCAACTAGTAGAATTCTGGCAACAGACTACTCGTCAAGGCACTCAAGTAGGCAAAAAACCACTATTGATTTTTAAATTTGATCGCAGCAAAGTATTTGTTGCTTTTGATGAAATGCCTAACTCACAAAATTATCGTTGTTTGTACTACAACCACGAAGACCACGAATTCTATGCTGCACTGCTAGAAGATTGGTTAAAGTGGGAGCAACCAGTATTTGTAACTTGACAAAACAGCTTAGCAGTGGTATAATAACAGATTAACACACAAATAATATGTCAAAAACATTCTCAAAAATTACCGAAGCAAACAATACTCTGCTAGTTATTGACTCACTTAATCTTGCTTTTCGCTATAAACATAGTGGTGCTACAGATTTTGCTGAGGATTACTTACGCACAGTTCAAAGTCTTAAAAAATCATATAAAGCATCTCATGTGATTATTGCTGGAGATATGGGTTCAAGCTCCTATCGTAAAGCTATTTATCCTGAGTATAAACAAAATCGTAAAGATAAGTTCGCTGAACAAACAGATGCTGAAAAAGCAGCGTTTGAGTTGTTCTTTGAAGATTTTACAAAAACACTAGAACACATTGCTGACAATACCGACTTTCCAGTTTTACGCTTTCAAGGTGTTGAGGCTGATGATATTGCAGCATATATTGTATCAAAAAAATCAAAACTTCCCATTGACGATATCTGGCTTGTTAGCTCAGATAAAGATTGGGACTTATTAGTTCAACCTAACGTATCAAGGTTCAGTTATGTTACACGCAAAGAAGTTACAGTTGATAATTGGAATGACCATTACGACTTTAATCCAGAAGACTACATTAGTATTAAATGTCTTACAGGTGATAGTGGCGATAATGTTATTGGCGTGCCTGGTATTGGACCTAAGCGAGCCGTGGGATTGGTTAATGAATACGGCAGTACTTACGATATTATTGCGAGCATTCCTCTTAGTGGTCGATATAAATACATCCAAGCCCTAAACGAATGTAAAGATACGCTAGAATTGAACTATAAATTAATGGATTTAGTTACCTTTTGCGAAGAAGCAATCGGTACTGAAAATTGCAAACAAATTGACGAAACCTTAGAGTTATATTTAAAATGAACCCACTAAACGGAACATCAGTAATTTCAAATGGTATGGGCACTAATTACTGTGTTAATACCATGACTTATTCTTTTCCACTAGACTGTATGTTAAAGCCAGGAGCTAAGCTTCCTGAGCGTGCTCATTACGGTGATGCTGGAGCAGATTTGTTTAGTTATCAAGATTTGGAAATTTATCCAAATGAGCAAAAACTTGTTGATACGGGTATAGCAATTAAAATTCCGCAAGGCTTCGCAGGCTTTGTGTATAATAGAAGCTCTCAAGGAAAAAAGGGAATTACTATCCCTCACAGCGTAGGCGTGATAGATAGTGGTTATCG